CATTTGCCTTTAGATAGATCCACATGGTTTAGATCTGATATATAATAAGAGTGTCCTAAATGTTTTCTTGGTAAATATTCTTTAATTTTTCTTAAACCCATTATCTTAGATATAGGAAAATTTGACTGCATTTGAACAGCTTGTGAGACCCTACGAGAATATCTTAAAGTTTTTTCTTGTGCAGGTTCGTTTATAAATCTGTTAACATCAGCTCCTGCCCATGCAAAAATCGCTTGATCATCATCCCCCGCTAAATAAATATGCTCTGCTTTTTCTTTTAATTTATCATATAGTTTCCACTGTAAGGGAGAAAGATCCTGAGCTTCATCTATGAAAACTGCTTTAAAACTAGGTATTTTATCAGATTCGATAACTTTTTTAATCATATCATTAAAATCTATTATCTGATTATTTTTTTTATATGCTTCTAAATTTATTGATATATGTTTAAGTGTATCCCATTTTACTTCTCTTCTATCGTGTTCGTTTAAATTAAATTCTTCTTCAATCGATACGTCTTTGTTTATAGCTTTTTGAATCATCTGAAAGTATGGGTTATTACAGGTTAAAAAATGACTCTCCTCTTCATTGTATTTATCTACAAAGGATACTCGAACATTTAATTTTTTACCTAAGTCTTCGTAATGATAAGGTTGTATGATATCTTCTTCTTTGAGTCCAAGAAGATGGTAACAAAAAGCATGAAGAGTTTGAAAATAAGGTACTTCTTTATCAGAGGCACCTATTCTTTTTCTTGCTTCCGCAGCTGCCTTCTTTGTAAATGCAAAGTATCCTATTTTGTGTAAAGGTGTCCCTGTTCTTTTATAGGCGTTAACACGTCTAATTAATCTAAAGGTTTTACCTGTCCCTGGTGGTCCATATATTTTAATGCTTTTTTTCAT